ACTACAGCTAAAGGAAACTCTGCTTTTGTTTTAGCAAATGGATTCTGCTGGTGCTGGTACACCTTGTCTTGCTCTACAATCCTTAAGTCACGTGTAACTTCCGGATCGTCACTATCGACTTGTTCCCCGCAATGGTTCACGTGCATAGTGACGCGAGCATTGACGAGGAACATGTAGTCGATAGGTAAATCAAAGTCAATGAAGTTTACTGTAGGCTGTGGCGTAACACCATCTGTATAGTCTGCAGTAATAAGCATACGTAAGTCGTCCATACGCTTTACGTTGCCCTCAAACCCCACCTTCTTTGGGTCTGTCTGTTTGTAGAGACGCTGCTTAATGTACCGCTCTTGTGCCCGGTTCAGCCAAAAGTCAACCTCCTCCGGCAAGAAGTAATCGTAAACCGAGGAAGCTACCTTTTGCAGCCCCTGGTCTACGGCATAGTGCATCTCTTGAACAGTCATATCATGCGAAAGCCTTTAGTTTGGCTTTAATCGCCGTCAGCACATTAGAGTTTTTCTTGTCTTTCAGGAAGAGAACGGCAGCTTCCATCGAGTCTCCTAAGGTGATATCACCATCTAAAATGCTATTGCCAACTCGACGAAGGGCCTCTGCACTCAACGCTTCATTGATAAGCGCGGTCAGTTCTAAGTTTTTGTCCTTGCAAATATCGAGGAAGTACAACGGATTGTCCTCCTGCAACTCTTCTAATTGCAAGTCCTTTTCGTCCTTGGTCATGGTTTTAGGATCGTATCCGTAAACCAACAAAACCATATTCATGCGGTCCTCGTTGTCGCCAAGCTTGATGTACTCCTTGTATGCATCCTTACGCACGACCAAGTTTGCACTAGCTTCTTTCAACTCCTTACGACCGTCACTAATATAGTATTGGATACGCTTGCTGCCACTCATAGCTTCCTCGTCGTCAACAACAAAGGGATGAGCTAAAGCAAACTTGTACTTGATGTAGTCAAGGATATTCAGTGGATACCCTTCATCATCAAGTCCAACTTCCAAGTCAAGACCTCCCATGGGGACGTCAATGTTCAAATTCAAGTAGTATTCCCGGCACTTCCGGCTAAACTCCGGGTCGTTAGGACTAATGCCAAGGATTTCAGGCAGGTATTGTTTCTGCTCTGCAAATGTCAGCCCGCGAATAATATCGCCACCGGCTGTAAAGACTGAACCCAGCTTACGCTTGGACTCATTGTAGATCTCCGTAGGGAGGTTCGTCGTATTCGGACGACGGTTAATTGTGATGAGGTGTGAAGACATGATCTATTTTATCTAATGTTTTTCTACTAAAAGAGAAAGGGGGAGGCCACACACCTCCCCCAATCTTAACCAAAACTCGCTTATGACTTAACGCAGTCGAGGAGCAAGCAGTTTGTAGCGCGGCGAATAGCCACACCACATTCCTTCATGAAGTGGACAGAAGAACCGTCCACGTCAGTAGCGCGGAGAGCGTTACCGCCGAAGCCAGGAGGCACAGAAGCACCAGCCACAGCCCAACGGACCAACTCACGACCCTTACGGGAGATGTACTGAACGTTAGCTTCACCGTCGTACACACTCATGTCGAGGAAGCACATACGGTAAGACTCAAGCGGCAAACCAGTCACTGGGTGACGATCGCTGTTCATTGCACGTGCTCCGTGGTCAAACAGAGGCAAGTGGCGAACAGTGATGGTGTGCCCATCGATGTGCTGGTAAGAAGTGAAGTAACCACCCAACTGGAGGTTGCTACCGCTACCGCTGATAAAGCTAGCAGGATCAGTGTTCTTGATGTACGTACCTGCAGAAATCTCAGACTTCATAGCATTGTCGAACTCTTCCATACCACCGATACCGGTGAAGAGAACGATGTTCATCTGCTGAGCGTCAGTAGCGCCATAGAGAGCGTCACGGACAACAGACTTAATCTTTGCAGTCGTCAATTCAGAGTACGTATCAACGTTCGGAATCTGCTCGAACACTCCGGAGCCGAGGGTAATCGGCTTACCGTTGTCGTCCTTCAGGTGGATGAGACCATTAGCATCCCGGTTGTACTGGCTGTACCACAAGGCGTATTCAGTCTCCTCCTTCCAACGGAGCATGTGCTGATACTCCTCAAAGTCATACCAGAGGTTAGTAGAACGACCACCAACGTTGAATTCGAAGTTCACAACGCGATCAGGCATGTTGCCTTCGTATGCGTAAGACTTACGAATCAAGCTGATTTGGTTACGCATCTTGGACGGAGCGACCCAGTGGCTCTCGTTACCGCGCGATCCGCTCATTGCAGCAGGTGCGTACAACTGAACGAAGAGCTTGTTCACGAAAGCGTCAGAAGCGACCTGAGCACCATCAGCAGCAACAAGCTGCACGCTGTACTCGTAGCCGTTAGCGACAGGAGTCGGGTCATCCATCACACGCACTTGAGTTCCATCAGGAGCCTCAAGGATGTACTGGCGCACGAACCAACGCTCAGGGAACGTCAACTTGATGCGGGTGTGATTAGCACCTTGCCCAGATTGTGCAGTACACTCAACAGCCTTATTCATACGGCCCATCACTGGGTAATCGTACTCAATGTCGTTGATGTACTTGGTTGCACCCATACCCTCAGTCAAGTAAGAAAGCGGGAAACGCTTGTCTTCCTGGCCGGAGAGGTGGGTGATAACAGGGGAGAGAACGTCCGGTTGCGTCAGAAGAGCAGCGGCAAGGCTGTTCTCATCAGTCATGGACGCTGAGTTGAAGGTGTCTTCGTAAAGACGTAGCTTCTTGATGTTGTCAGCAGACATGATTCAAGGGTTTGTATTAAAGGGTTATAAGAGATCTTTTAACGATGGTAACTTCTTAGGTGCCTTTTGAGCGGAGTTAGTTCCACCTTTCATACGCCGACTTGCGGTCTGCGTCTGCTGTAGCTTTGCCTTAAGGTTCTGGGCCTTCTTTGTATTCTGGGTCGCCGTGACTAACCGGCTTAAGTCGAGTTTTTTCCAAGCCAAGTACTCAATTGCAAGTTGAGTCTCAAGATCCATCTGCTCACGGTCAATCAAACGCTGTGTACGTCCTTGATTATCTACCGCTTCACTCATCCAGGCATAGAACTTATTCTTATCTGCCTTTGGAATCTCGAAGGTCTTCAGCTGGCCCTTGTCAATTGTTGACTTGATAGAGGTCCACTGCTCTTGCAACTGCGCCTGACGCTGCTCTGCGTCCTTCTTTTGGCGTTCAATAATCTGCGACGCCTCTTGCTCTTGGAATGCCTGAAGCTTACCAAGGCTTCTATTTGCTTGACGATGGAGAATACCAGCGTCGATATACTCTTGAACCGTTTCAGCTACCTCATCTTGTGTGTAGCCTTGCTTCAGCATGTGTTCCTGAACGACCATTCGTTGCATTGAAATGTCATCTTCTGACAATTCCACTGCGCTAAAGTCTACCTCCGGTGCAGTAGCAGCAAAGTATCGCTTCGGATCTCCGCCGTTATAGCGGTACTGCAAGTACTGTTCTACATCTGGAAACTGGCTAAACACCGTATCCAGTTGCTCTTTGGCGATTTCGTTGGCTACCTGTGTGGTAAAATTGACCACACCATCATAGTCCTCAGTGTATTCACCTTGTACTTCATAGCCGAACTTTTGGCGGAGAGTGTCAATTACCCCCGGCTCTTCCGTTTCCGGCGTATCGCTAGAAACAGGCTCGGACGTTTCTTCTGCCGCAGTAGACGCTGCAGGGGTATCCTGCGGCTCCTCCACTTCAGCTTGTGGTACTTCCTCCACTTCTTCATTTGCTGGCTCTGGTTCTTGTACTTCTTCTTGCTCCTGCACTTCTGGTTCAGGAATACTAGAAGGAGCATCATTGTTGAGCAGGTTTGCTACGCTTACCTGGCTCAGGTCAAGTGATTCATCCTTATTCATTGCTGTAAAAATAGAAAGTATACCGTTTTATATGACGGATTTCCGTACCGTCCCGTTTATTTTACTAATATCAACCTTTTTGCCGTTGAGCCTCTACTTTTTGACGCTCCACCTCTAACCGAGCGCGGTCTATTTCATCTCTTCGCCCGTTTCCATCTGCATCTGATGTAAGCTTAGTAGCAATGTCCATCTTCTTAAGCTCAATCTTGTTCATACGATC